CTGACATGACGATCGACCGGTGGGCGGATGAGTTCGGCTACATCCCGGCGGAAACTGGCGCTGCCGAGCACGGCAAATACCGCTCCAGCCGCACGCCGCATGCCCGGGCCGTGATGCAGTGGCTAAGTGCCAACCATCCGTGCAAGCGTGTGGCGCTGATGGGGGCCAGCCAGGTGTTCAAGACCGCCGTGGCGCTCCACTTCTTTGGCGCCGCAATCCACCAGAGCCCGGCAAACTTCCTGTGGATTGTTCCCACCGGCACACTGGTCAAGCGTGCATCGTCTCGCATCGACAAGACCATCGCGGCCACGCCAGTGCTGAAGGAGCGGGTCGCAGCCAAGCGCAGCCGGGACGCGGCCAACAACCTCACGACAAAAGAATACATCGGCGGCACCTTACACGTCCTGACCGCTGGCGCCGCGGCCAACCTGTCCGAGGTAGCAGCGCGCTACCTGGTCTATGACGAGATCGACCGGTCGGAGTTGTCGGTGCAGGGTGAAGGATCGCCCGCCAAGCTGGCCGAAGCGAGACAGACCACGTTTGACAGCAACCGCAAGGCCTACTATCCCAGCTCGCCCACCGTCGAGGGCGAGTCGGCCATCCATGATCTCTACTCGCTGGGCACCATGCGCGAGGCCCTGGCCGACTGCCTTCATTGTGGCCATGCGCAGCCGATGGTGTTTGAGTACCTCATGAGAAGCGAGGACGGTCGCCAGGCGCTGTACCCGTGCCGCGAGTGCGGCGGCATCCACGTCGAGGCCGACAAAGAGCGAATGTTCGCTCGAGGCGCTTGGTCCGATGGTGTAGAGGGAGACGGCGAGACCGAGAGCGCCACGATCTCGCAGATGTACCTGCCCTATGGCTGGTTCCCTTGGATCGGCCTGCTCAATGAGTATGACAAGGCCAAGACCAAGCTGGATGCCGGCGACGATTACGACATGGTGGTGTTCTACAACACCCGCCTGGCGCGCTGCTGGGCCAGAGCGAAGGAGCAGACCCGCCATGATGAGCTGATGGCCAGGGCAGAGCCGTACAAACTCGGCACGGTTCCCGCTGCAGCCTGTGTTCTCACCGCGGCCATCGACACCCAGGGCGACCGGCTTGAGTTCAAAGTCGTCGGGTGGGGTGAGGGGATGGAGAGTTGGATCATCGACTATCAGGTCATCCTCGGATCACCTGCCGACCTGACCACCTGGCAGAAGGCCGACGAGCTGCTGCGGGGGCGGTATCGCCACGAAAACGGCCAGATGATGGTGATTGCTGGCGCATTCATCGACAGCGGTGGCCACCACACGCAAGAGGTCTACAACTTCACCGCATCCCGCCAGCGGCGCAACATCTTTGCGGTCAAGGGCGCCAGCCGGCCCAACCGCCCGATTGTCAGCAGCAAGCCGACGCAAGTTGGTGTCAACAACAAGGGCGTGGTCGAAAAGCATGGCGCAAAGATGTGGATCATCGGCACCGACACCGCCAAAGACTACCTCGCAGCGCGGTGGAGGAAGGACAAAGGGCCTGGCGCGGTGCACTTCTCCGTCGACCTGCAGGAGGACTACTACCAGCAGCTGACCGCCGAATACCGCACCACCGAATTCCGCCGCGGCCACCGCGTCAGCTTTTGGGAAAAGAAGGCCGGCGCTCGCAACGAAGCGCTTGATCTGATGGTCTACAACCTGGCCGCCGCGATGTTCCTGGGCCTGCACAAGCGCAACGAGCACCAGTGGTCCGTGTTGCGCAGCCGCGTCTCGCCGCAAAATGCCGACCTTTTTACTGAGACAGTTGACAAAGAACATGCGACAATGTCAGTCGTCGCGGTCGAGGCTACACCACAAAACACAACGGATTTACACGAAAATCCAGCCACGACCAAAGACACGCCCCCGGCACCAAAGGCACAACTGCCCCCGGCCCGGGCCAGTAGGCTGACACCCCTGCCAAAAAAGGGGAACGGCTGGATAAAGAGGTGGTAAATGGCAGACATAGTGGACGACTTTCTAACCCGGCTGCACAGCCTGCTGCCCAACCTTCCGCCCGACGTGCCTCTTCATCTTGAGGGCGCATTGCGCCAGGCCTGGGGTGGCACAGAGCCCTATGTAGGCAAGCGCCCCAGCCGAGTCAAGAGCATCAAAATAGGATTTAGCCTGCGCAATCGGCAGCCGCTGTCGATGACATTTGCGGAAATGAAGGTAAGCCGAGCCACCGGCTACCGCGCACTGCGGCGCAAATAGCGCGCGCGTCTGTCTCACTTTTCCCCCTGAACTTGCAGGCGGTTGCGTTGCAATATGGGGAGGCTTTAGCCAAATTCTCCCAATAGACACCAGGAACCTACAGCCATGCCAAATGCACTCTACCCAAAATGGAAAGAGGCCATCATCCAGGCCACGGCCAACTCGGCGCTGAACGGCTCCGGCACGACGGGCGTGTACTGCGCGCTGGTGGACACTGGTGTTTACACCTACAACGCGGCGCATGAGTTTTACTCGTCGCTGTCTGGTATCGGTGGCACTCCGATGGAGATTGCCGCGACCAAGACGTACACCAACGGCGTGTTTGACGGTGCGGACCTGACCTTTGCATCTGTCGCGGGCGTGGTGTCGTATGAGGCGCTGGTCATCTACGTCCAAAACGCAGGGGCTAACACGACCTGGCGGCTGGTCGCCTTCATCGACACCGGAGTGGTAAATATGCCGGTAACCAGCAACGGCGGCAATATCCCGGTGACGTGGAACGCCTCGGGCATTTTTGCGGTGTAAGGGGTTGCCATGACCTGGACCGTCACATTTACCCCCCTCAAAGACGGCAGCAACGTCGGATCGTTGGTTGCTGTGCGCAATGCCGGGCTTCCCGATGTGTGGGAATACCGCACCTCGATTGATCTGGGCGGGGTGACCGACCTTGCTCCCTACGCCGACAAGATCAAGGCCATCTATGCGCAGGACGTGGCCAACGCCGCCAAGCCAGCGCCGTATGCAAACCTGCTGGTTGATTTTGCAGCCAAGCTGAACGAGGTCTAACATGCCTGCAACGAAATCAAGCGCGACGACCATCATTGCACGCGGCACCAGCAATGCAGCGTTTACGCAGTTGACTGGGTGCAGCGCCACCCGATCCGGCACAACGGCGACGCTGACCAAGACCAGCCATGGCCGCAGCAACGGCGACAAGGTGCTGCTGCAGGGCTTTTCGCTCGAAGAGTTCAACGGCATTTTCACGGTGGCAAACACAGCCGCCAACACGTTTGACTACACCATTTCGCAAGACCCCGGAGCGAATCCGTCCGGTACACCTGGCACGCTTGATCTGGTCACGCTCGGCACGGCAATGGATATGTCCACGGCCTATGCTGCCCACGTTTTCGGGCAGCTACAAAACGGCACGACAGGCCCAACGGTTGCAGCGCAGGTCTGGGTAGGGCTTTCTCAGGTCGATACCGAATCGGCTTATCGCTGGCAAGCAATCTCGGGCGGGGCAACGACTGCCAACGAAATGACGCCAATCAACTACTCGCCGCCGCAGTCTGCCGCATTTGTTAACTTTGCAGTGTGCCGCAACACAGCGCAGGCGGTTGATATTCGCGTGACTGGTGGCCTGCTGACGGGGGTGTAAATGTCCTCCGGGTTCTTCCTTGAGAGGCCGTGGGATAGCCAGCCGCAGGAGGCGGTGGAGATTGACTTCGCTAGCCTGTTTGCCAAAGGTATCGTCGCATCAATTCCTTTGGGGCCGGGACTTCATCGAGACCGAATTAGGAATAATCTCCCTTCCGTTGCGGGCGCTGCTGTTAATGCGGTAACGCAGCAAGGAGTATTTACAGATTTCACGTCATCAGGAGCATTCAACTACTGGGACGGCAAGGGGCTAATCCCGAATGCAGGCCCATTTTCCGTTGGCTGGATTCAGCGACTAAACAATGTTACGTCGACGCAAAGGACGGTTTTTACCGGGGGTACAACAGACGGGACTCAGGGATTCGCAATACTTGAGATTCCCAACCACTCAGTTTACAACATATCAGCGGGGAAATTAGGAACCGCTAGCGCTTCGCATTGGAATAATTCGGCTGTACCTTTTGTGGCCGGCGCTGTTGATGTCTTTATGCTAACGGCAACGAGCATCACAGGCAGCTACTTACTCTATCGTAATGGACGTGCTATCGGAGCGCCTAGTGGCTCTACCGTATTCGGCGGCGGCGCCAGATCCACAAGTGTCGTTGGTGCAGATGATGCGGCTGGCAGCTCATCCTTCGCTGGCGCGCTTGGTGAGTTTACGGTATCACATAAGCTATTCAGCATATCTGAGGCTGAGGCTTGGACCCAGAACCCCTGGCAGCTATTCGCC